GGTAGTTTCCTCAACATTCACTTTGCCAATGAAATCTGCCATTTTGGCATCCTTTCGATTTTGGGTAAACTTCGTTTTCATGCCACTAGTAATATGCAAGCCCCGTGCCATTCAAAAAAAATCATAACTCCTTATATTTCAAGGGTTTAGCTCTTGCATCCCCCAAAAGGGTAGTGAGGCATTTTGCTACAAAGTGTAGCATTTTGCCATGAATTTTGCAACACACCCCCTATCGGTAGGGTAAAATTTCAGATTTTGTCTCATAGTTGGACAAATTCTAGTTATATCCCCCATAAGAGGGGAATAGAAGCTATTATCCCCCAAAAGGGGGGAAAAGCTGTTTCGCTTGTCGATTGAAAGCATACCCCCCAAAAGTAGGGTAAGATAATCATACCCCCATTCAGAGGGGTGGGTTTTTTTGTTTGCCACCATAGAGGGGATCACCCCCCCAAAAGCGGGGGGGCATCTAAACACAATAGGCACCCTCTCAAAAAATTAACCGATTTAATTTATGTTTATGTTATCGGTACTTTGTTTCTTTCGTGGCCTGCCCCTATTTTTCTTTACATTCTCTTTTCGTCTCTGTTGGCGCACCATATCTGATGTAACATTCTCACCACTAATTCTGCTCATTGATGCAGCAATTTCCCTATCAGTCATAGTTTCAGCATTATCCCTTATAAACCCGCGCTCTGCAGCACTCCACTTCTTATAATTAGCCATTTTAATAGTCCTTACATTGACAAAAGGTGTATACTATTTAATATAATACGAATTACACCAGTTTTTGCAAGGAGCTATTATGACTAAATCGGTTGATTCCACACTTTGCGTTAAAGCCTGCGCCAATGTTGATGTAACTCAAGACCTAGAAAAAAGCGAAGGAAAATGCCTCAGAGAATTACTAGATGAGCAAAAAGAAAAAGAAAACCAAGAAGAGTCTAGCTAACGGAGTAACAGAAGAAGAGTTTTTAACCGTTTTAGACAATATTAGCAAGCGGCTAGGAAACAAATTCAAATTCGGTTACCACACCTTTGAAGATATGAAGCAGCAAGCTGCCATATTCGCCCTAGAAGGATTAGAACGATACGATAATAAAAGACCATTAGAAAACTTCCTATGGACCCATGTTCGCAACCGTCTTTTTAACTATAAACGAGATAATTATCAAAGGCCCGATAAACCTTGTTTAACTTGCCCCTTTTACGACAAACATTTTCAGCAAAGCGATAGTCAATGTACCGAGTATAAAGATATTAGCGAGTGCTCACTTTACTCATCATGGCTCGAACGAAACTCGGCCAAAAAGAACATAATGAAACCAGTAGGAATAGACAGTCTTAGTTTTAATTTTGCCAATAAAACAGATGTTGACCAACAAGTGTCCAATGAACAAATATTTGAAATTATAGAAAGCAACCTGCCCACACAATATCGTGAACTTTATCTTAGATATCGCTATGGTGATAAGATCAACAAAAACGACCAAAACAAAATTGTAAATATTATACGTAAAATCCTAGAGGAAAACAATGATGGCTAAAGTCCCCCGTAAACGCGGCCAGCTATCCTTAGACGAAGAACAATATATTAAAGAAAACTTCCAAAATCTTAGTGTTAAAGATATTGCCGACCACCTAAACCGCACTACTGCACCAATCAAAAGATTTATAGAAGAAACCAAACTAGATTATGTACAAGACCAAGAAGGCTATGAAACCTTACGCACCAAATTACACAGCAAGAATTTCTGGAGCGAAATTAAAAGACAATTTGATGAGGAAAGTGGGGAATTAGAATATTTTGAGAATACCTGGATTAATTTAGTCAAACAATTTAGGGAGGATGTTTTACCCGCCGAGGAACTCCAGATCAAACAATTTATCACCATAGACATTCTTATTAACCGCTCTATGAAAGAACGCAAACGCCACATAGCCGATACTGAAAAATTACAAAAACAAGTTGACAACGAATACTCTAAGAATGAAGATGAACGAGACATACAAAGATTGTCTAATTTAGAAACCCAATTGAGTTTTGCCCGTAATAGTATTTCCAACTACACAAATGAGTACACTAAGCTGCTGAACGAACAACAAAAGATAAGCAAGGATCTGAAAGCTACTAGGGAACAGCGAATCAAACGAATTGAGGACGGCAAGAGCAGTTGGGTGGGGCTTATACGAATGTTGGAGGATGAAGAAATACGAGAAAAGCAAGGGCGAGAAATGGAAATCTTGCGTATGGCAACAACTAAAGCTCAGAGTACACTTACCGAATATCATACTTATGCAGACAATGTGGTAGACAAACCTTTTTTATTACCAGAAGATGCGTAACTACAAAGACCCACAATACAAACTTTGGAGAGATCGAATTAAATGGTTGGACAAATATACGTGCCAATGGCCAGGTTGTAATATGAAGAAAAAATTGCAGGTTCATCATATAAAAAGATGGAGTGAATTTCCAGGGTTAAGATATCATGAACATAACGGTATTACCTTGTGTAAGCAGCACCATCAATTTATTAAGGATAATGAAGATGCTTATGCAGAAACGTTTTTTAAGATTGTTAGTAGGAGAAACACATGATTATCAATAAGAAAGTAGATCTTCACAAGTACAGATTAGTTCATCCAAAAACCGGTGAAGTACACCCAGCCGAAGACATTACGCTTGATCCTATTGAAGTAACATTTCAGGTACTAGATCAGGCCAAGGCTGTATTTGCTGTGTTTAAGGGAATTCCCCGACCACTTCCATTACTCAACGGGCCAGCTTTTGAGCAATTTCAAAAGGACGGTTCGCCAGAAGGCAGGTTAGAAGAAATGGTAACAAAATTTCTAGGCGATGATCCACAGACAGTTCTACAAAGATTAATGCCAAGAACTTTAGATAGCGACCCTGATGGTCCTGGCACTATTCTTTCTGGTATGTTAAGTGCTATGGGTATTAATTCTACACCTAATTGTTCATGCAGGGCTCGTGCCATTCGCATGAATACCGAAGGACCAGATTGGTGCGAAAATAATCTTGCTACTATTCTAGACTGGTTACGCGAAGAAGCCAAAAAAAGAAAGTTACCATTCGTAGAATCAGGAGCAAAGCTAATGGTGCAAAAGGCTATCTCAAAGTCTAGACGATTATTAGCAAAAAATAAATGAGTTTCCCCACCATCATTATAGATACGAGAGAACAACAACCGTGGAAATTTCCTAATCACACTACGGCTGTTAAGAAATTAGATACGGGCGACTATTCCCTGGAAGGACTAGAGAACGTACTATGTATTGAAAGAAAGAAAAATACTTCCGAATTTGCTAAGAATATTATTGAGAAAAGATATGATGATTGGACTATGAGAATGGCCGAGTTCAAACATAAATATCTGTTACTCGAATGTTCTTTAGCAGATGTATATAGGTTTCCTGAGAAATCGGGCATCCCAAAATATTTGCTGAGCAAAACCAGAATTAGTTCCAAGTTTTTGATTAAGAAACTACTAGAATTGCAAATACTACATAATATTCATGTATTGTTTTGCGACTCTTCTTATACAGCATCAAAGATAGCTGAAGACATTATGTACAGGGTATACAAAAATGAGCAAGAATGATAGTGTGTTAGATGATGCATGGCTAGGTCTAGGCGATCTATCTCTTATTGACACACCCAAAAATCCAATGATAGGGCGTAAAAAATATGAGATAGAACATCCAGACTATCATCTATTAAGCATCATGCGTAACCCTGATTACATTGGAACTACAGTGAAGCTATTATTTGATATAGAGTTACATCCGATACAAATAGCTATCTTGCAAGAATTTTGGGTTCGTCCGTTCCCAATGTTTATTGCATCTCGTGGTTTTGGTAAATCATTTCTAATGTCTATGTATTGTATCTTAAAATGCGTATTTACACCTGGCACTAAGATTGTTGTCGTAGGTGCCGCCTTTAGACAGAGTAAGATTATATTCGAATATATGGAAACTATTTGGAGAAATAGTCCAATATTAAGGAGTATTTTCAGTGGCAATGATGACGGGCCTCGCAGAGACGTCGATCGCTGTACAATGAGATTAGGCGATAGCTGGACTATTGCTATCCCTATGGGTGATGGTTCTAAAATCAGAGGTTTAAGAGCGCATATTATTATTGCTGATGAGTTCGCATCCATATCGCCAGATATTTATGAGACAGTTGTAGCAGGCTTTGCTGCAGTGAGTGCTAGCCCTATACAAAATGTAAAGGCAGAAGCAAAAAAACAAGCGATGAAAGAGTTAGGTATATGGAACGAGGAACTAGAAAGTCTAACCAAGAAGATGGGTAACCAGGCTATTATTTCTGGTACAGCTGATTATGCATTTAAACACTTTGCTCAATACTGGAAAAGATATAGAGCTATTGTAGAAAGCAAAGGAGATCCTAATAAACTAGAAGATATATTTGGTGCTGAAGTACCTGATAATTTTAACTGGAAAGACTATAGCGTTATCAGAGTGCCATATGAATTAATACCAAAAGGCTTTATGGATGATAAGCAAGTATCTAGAGCTAAAGCCACCATTCATACCGGTATATACAATATGGAATATGCCGCAGTATTTGTAGAGGATAGTGAAGGGTTTTTCAGAAGAAGTCTTGTAGAAAGTTGTGTTGTTAATGACAACAAACCAATCAAGCACCTAGATGAGACTATTGTATTTGATGCAGTTACAAGAGGTAATCCAAGAGCAAAATACGTCTATGGTATAGATCCTGCTTCAGAACAAGACAATTTCAGTATTGTGGTTTTAGAGCTACACCCAACACATAACAGGGTAGTATATGTATGGACAACCAATAGGAAAAATTTTAAAGAAAGACAAAAGCGAGGTCTGATTTCTGAACACGATTTTTATGGTTTCTGCGCCAGGAAGATCAGAGATCTAATGAAGATATTTCCTTGTGAAAGAATTGGTCTTGATGCTCAGGGCGGTGGTATAGCAATCGAGGAAGCTTTACACGATCCAGCTAGACTACAACCAGGCGAACATTTAATATGGCCCATTATTGATTATGACACCAAGAAGTCCAAAGATACTGATGCCCAGCCAGGTTTACATATTCTGGAGCTAGTTCAATTTGCCAAAGCTGAATGGACAGCTCAAGCTAATCATGGCCTACGTAAAGATATGGAAGACAAAAAACTACTGTTTCCTCGTTTTGATAATTTCTCCTTAGGTTTAGCAATGGAGAAAGAACAGAAAAATATTGCAGAAGATGATCTTAATCCTCTTTACGATAGCCTGAGTGAGTGCATACTAGAAATAGAAGAACTTAAAGATGAGCTTACCACTATTGTTATGACTCAAACTAGTACCAGTGCTGGAGCTAGAGATCGATGGGATACTCCAGAAGTAAAACTAAGTGGAGGTAAAAAGGGGAGATTACGCAAAGATAGATATAGTTCTCTTATTATAGCAAACATGCTTGCTAGACAAATGACTAATGTAATAGCACCAATTGATTATGAGGTTATTGGAGGCAATGCTAGCAATGTCGGAAAAACCACTGGAGATATGTACAAAGGGCCAGATTGGTTTACTAGTGCAGCTAACGACGATATTTATACTGGAATTTACAGATAATAGTGTATAAATCTTGTAATCCAATCGCAATACCATTATAATAGAACTATGACAAAAAAATATCCCAAAAGTGATGTTATCAAAGACGCAGAGCCCTACATACCAGAAGAAGCCTATATATTGTGGGGAGATGATTCAGCATCAAAAGAAGCTGCACAAAAAGCATCAGCAGGAGCCTTAGATGAATATACAGCTGTTGGCAGCAAAACTGTTGCTCATTCTAGATATCGTACCGATTTCTCTAATCTGGATACTAATACCTCTGGTCGCCCAGGTTTAACTAGATCAGATTATGACTTTTTCCGACCTGATGAAGCAGTGCCAAAGCGTGTTAAGAATATCATGCTTAAGGCTGAAGACATTTATCAGCGCGTAGGATTAGTAAAAAACGTTATTGATCTAATGGGCGATTTTGCTACACAAGGTATCCGCATAGTACATCGAAATAAAAAGGTCGAAAGATTTTATCAGAGATGGTTCCAAAAGATTGGTGGTAAAGATCGTAGCGAAAGATTTGTTAATAATCTCTATAAGACTGGCAATGTTATTGTTAATAGGCAGATTGGAAAGATTACAAAAAAAGTTGAACAAAATATGTACAAGGCACTATCAGCCAGCAATGCTGACTTTGTTGTAGTGCCAGAACCAGCTGTAGCTAAAAAAGAAATTCCTTGGAAATATACTTTTATTAATCCTGTTTACGTTGATGTGGCAGCAGGTTCATTAGCTTCTTTTGTAACAGATAAAAGATACGAGCTTGTTTTACCAGCAAGTTTACGCAAAACAATTAACTCGCCAAAAAATGAGGCAGAGGTACAGATCGTCTCGCAGTTGCCAGATGCTATTTTAGAAGCAGCTAAGAGCAAAAAGAAATACCCTCTTGATCCCAGTAAGACATTGGTTTTTCATTATAAGAAAGACGATTGGCAAAGTTGGGCATATCCTATGATATATGCAATTATGGATGACATAACAGTTATTGAAAAGTTGAAACTTGCAGATATGTCAGCTTTGGATGGAGCTATTTCCAATATTAGAATTTTCAAGTTAGGTAATTTGGAGCACAAAATAGCACCAACTAGAGCTGCAACATCTAAGTTGGCTCAGATTCTCGGTAATAATGTTGGTGGTGGAACAATGGATTTAGTTTGGGGTCCCGACATAGAATTACTAGAAAGTAAGACTAATGTTCATCAATTTTTGGGCGAAGCTAAGTACATTCCTCACTTAAACGCAGTATATGCAGGATTAGGAATTCCGCCAACATTAACCGGGACATTTGGTGCAGCAGGCACAACCAATAATTTTATTAGCTTAAAAACACTTACCCAAAGATTACAGTATGGTCGTGATGTATTAGTTAGTTTTTGGGAGCAAGAAATTGAGTTAGTACAAAAGGCTATGGGTTTTACATATCCAGCAAAGATCGAATTTGACCGCATGGATCTTAGCAATGAAGAAGCAGAAAAATCATTACTTATTCAGCTGGCTGATAGAAATATCGTGAGCGATGAAATGATTAGATCTAGATTTGGATTTGATCCAGATATGGAAAAGACTAGAGTAAATAAAGAACATCGTGACCATAAGAAGATGAACAATCCACCAAAGGTTGGTCCATATCACGATGGTAATTTTGAAAATAATATTAAGAAAATTGGCGTACAGATGGGCATGTTAACACCTAGTGAAGTTGGTGTGGAATTAATGGAGAAAGATCCTAAGCAGAAAAATTTGATGCAGTTAAAAAACCAATATGAAGCCAAGAAAGAAACCAAGGCACCCCAAGACTCTAAGCCACCAGGACAATCTGGCGAAGGAAGACCGATGAATTCTAAGGATACTGATAAAAGGAAACAAAAAGAATTTGCCCCACAAACTGGTGCTAGTTTATCTATTTGGGCAGCCAAAGCTCAAGAATTAATTTCTGAAATAGTCAATCCTATTATGTTGGATTTTTATGGAAAAAAGAACCTCAGAAGTTTATCCAACACAGAATCTGCAGAACTAGAAGAAACCAAATCAAAGATACTGTTTAATGTTAAGCCATACTCAACTATAGATAGTGACAAAATACAAACTATTCTATCTACTATTAATAGCCAGGCTAATTGTGAGCTTATGCATCACTATAAAAAATGGCAAAAATCTATTCAAGAAGATTTGTCTTATGCTATGTCTCTAGACGAACAGAAGCAAGCTAAGGCATCTTTTTATTCTATGGTGTATACAATCCTACATCAATAAAAGGGTAAAATATGAAAATATATAAACAAGAAATTGCTGATGGTATTGACGGACTTATTACTAGTCAAGCATCCGTTACATATGCATCAGTAGCAGAACCTTGCTCGGATAAATCAAAGTTTGACCTAAGTAACATTAAGAGTGTTGCTTCCATAGATGATAAAGACCTATATTATGTCCAGTCTATTTTGGTAAGCTCTAGCTGGAATAAAAATGATGATATTTTTGATAAAGCAGAAATATGGAAAGCTAAAAATACTCCAGAAGACAAACCTACTAATTTAGAGCACGACGAAAGTTTAATTATAGGTCATATTACCTCAAACTATCCTATCGATGAGAACGGGGAGATTATTCCTGTAGATACTCCGATAGAAGAACTTCCAGACAAATATCATATTCTTACTGGCTCAGTAATATATAGAGCTTTTACCAAACCTGATATGAAAGATATGTCAGACAGACTTGTTGCTGAAATTGAAAATGGCACTAAATACGTTAGTATGGAATGTTATTTCAATAATTTTGACTACGGCCTTAGAAATGTTGAGACCGGAGAATATAAAGTTTTAGCCAGGGAAGAAGACACATCTCATTTAACAAAACACTTAAGAGCTTATGGTGGGACTGGTGAACATGAGGGTTATACCATAGGCAGAGTCTTAAGAAATATTACTTTTAGTGGCAAAGGTTTTGTTGACAAACCGGCCAATGTTGATAGTATAATATTTAGCAAAACTATGATTGATAATTTTTTGGAAGAGAAAAAATCGGATTTTGAAAAAAAGGGTGTAATAGACAATAAGCCGTTTTCTAAGTCGGAGACCAATATTATGAATTTAGAAGATACGATAGAAAAAATTAACACTAAATTAGACACAGTTTTAACCTCAGAGGCTTTTCAGTCTACTTACACAAAAGCTAGTGATCTTGAGACCAAAGTTGCTGAATTAGAATCTTCAGCTACTGAAGCTCAAACATCTTTTGATGAAAAGTATTCTGCTCTTGAAGCTGCCATGAAGGATAAAGAAGAAGAAATGAAAAAGAAGGAAGAAATGCTTGGTAAAGCAGAAGAAGAGAAGACAGCACTTCAAGAAGCTCTTGATGCTGCCAACGAAGTTCTTGCTGGATACAAGCAAAAAGAAGAAGAAATGGCAAAAAAAGAGAAGATGATGAAAAGAATGGCTTCTTTAATTGAGGCTGGTCTAGATAATGATGCCGCATCAGCTGCTGTTGAAAAGTTTGATAGCATTGATGACGATTCTTTTGATGCTTTTACTTCGCTCTTAGCAGCTATGAAGCCAGCTAAGAAAAAGGTTGAAGAGGAAAAAGAAGAAGCATCTGAAGAGACCACCGAAGTTTCTTCGGATGTAGAAGAAAAAGCAGAAGAGGAGTCAGTTGCTGACGCTTCAGATCTCGAAAACGTAGAGGTTGAACCAGAGGTTAGCCTTGCCGTTAGCGACGAAGAAGAAGCACCAGCTATCGAAACTACTCGTGCAGCTTTAGTTGATTTTGTTAAGTCTAGACTTCAAACCAAGTAATTTAATTTAGTATAGGGAGAAAAAACATGGCTCTTAAACCAGATCGTATAGAATCTCAAACAGATATCTCTTTCTTTATGAACGCTGTCGCTGAGCGTGGTGGCGTTGTATCGGTTCTTACCGGTGGATCCGGAGTTGCAATGGATGACGGCAATGCTGTTGTTGAATATGCAAGTACCGCTTCCGGTTCTTTACCAGTCGGCTTGCTTCTTAATGATGTTCAGAACTATGACCTCACTAAGCAGCATATCAACTGGCACAAAGATGAAGTGCAAGTTGGTAGCAAGGTTACTGTCTTGCGTCAAGGCCAAGTGACTACCGACGTTATTGCTACAGGCGTTAATCCATCTGCTGGTCAAGCTGCTTATCTCGCTGATGGCGGTGAGCTTAGTAGCAGTCAATGTGCTGGCTGCCCACAAGTTGGTCAGTGGCTCAGTGGCAAAGACGCCGACGGTTTCGCCAAAGTATCTATCAACATAACTTGAATTTAATAACAAAGAGGGAGAATAAATTATGTCATCAGTTCAATCTAAAGCTTTTACTCCGACACCAGAACTTACCGATCTTTTGATCAAATCTGGTTCACAGCAAAAAGAGGTTTCTCTTGCTGCTAATGCTGAATTCGCTAAGGCTCTCGAACAACCTCTTCGTCAGGGTGTTCTTAGCGGAAATGTCCTCGACGGCATTTTTGAGCCAATTCAGTTAAGCCAAGGTGCAACTCCAGAATTTCCATTGGATTTTCTTGCTCCTGGCACTGAAAAGGACTTTGTGGCCTATACCATTCCTAATCACGGATATATTCCAGAGCGTCACGTCGAAGGCGATTATGTCATGGTTCCAACCTATGATATCGGTTCTTCGATTGACTATCTCTTAAAGTATGCTCGTGATGCTCGTTGGGATGTTGTTGGTCGTGCAATGGAAGTTCTTGAAGCTTCTTTTGTTAAGAAGATGAATGACGATGGTTGGCACACCTTGCTTTCAGCTGGTGTTGACCGTAACATTGTTGTTTATGATAGCGATGCTGCTGTCGGTCAGTTCACCAAGCGTCTTGTTAGTCTTATGAAGACTGTCATGCGTCGTAATGGTGGTGGTAACAGCGCTAGCAATAACAGAGGTCAACTCACTGACCTTTATGTTTCTCCAGAAGCTATGGAAGACCTTCGCAACTGGGGTATTGATCAGGTTGATGAAGTTACTCGTCGTGAGATTTATGTTGCTGACGATGGTAGCGGAGTTGTCAATCGTGTGTTCGGTGTGAACTTACACGATCTTGATGAACTCGGTGAGGGTCAAGAATATCAATTGTTCTACAGCGATGTTCTTGGTGGCACTCTTGATAGTGATGCTGAGCTTGTTGTGGGTCTTGATCTTCGCAAGCGTGATAGCTTCATCATGCCAGTTCGTGAGGGCGTCCAAATCTTTGAAGACGATACTCTTCATCGTCAAAAGAGAGCCGGATTCTACGGATGGGCAGAACAGGGCTTTGCTGTCCTTGATAACCGCAGAGTTATTCTCGGATCTCTCTAATAGCTCTAGACTGTTATTGCTTTATAAGGGCTGGCCTAAAAACCAGCCCTTTTTTTATGATATAGGTGTATCTAACAGTATACATCGCGCACGAGGTACCATATGGCTGCTACTCAATACGATTTTAAAATCGAACAAGGATCTTCCTTCAGAATGTCTTTGATTTATAAAGATTCTGATGGTAACCCTATTGACTTAACAAATTATTGTGCCAGATTAGTTTGGAAAACCAACACCAATAAAACTCAATCTTTTACCACCGAAAATGTAGACTTTACCAAGTATAAGTTTTACATTGAAAGCGCTGTTGATGGTAAATTAACCTTATTATTTCCAGCTAACACCACGAATGCTTTCGACTTTACATCTGCAAAATACGACTTAGAACTACAAGATAAAAATTCTCAACTGTATACTGGCGGTGGAGCAGAAACATTTCGTATACTTTTTGGCAATATTAACATCGTAAAACGATATAGTAAATCTACCGAACTATTGGATTGTGACTAATGGCTTTTTCAGTAGAAGTTTTACCAGAATTAACCAACATTATTTCTATAGAGACTACATTCAGCAATACCGTAGAAACAGATATAGATGCTATACAATCTAATAAACAAACACTGGAGATAATTAACAACAATTACAATAATGATATTGAGTATACCAAAAATATAATTGATATAGAAACTATCAATACTGATACTACGACTAATTATATAGATATTGAGATATACGACACTTACGCACTAGAAATTGTAACAGATACCACCTTAATGAGCAATATACACTATTCCAGAGTAGATGGACTAGCAGACTTTATAGATTCACGAATACCAAACGCATTTGACTGCGGAACACCATAATAGGAGCTTAAAATGCCAAGAGATACATTAATACAAGTCAGAAGAGGCACCTTATCTCAGTGGAATATTGCTAATCCTACATTACAAGATGGTGAAATTGGTTTTATTACTGATTCCTGTCAATTAGTTATTGGTGATGGCCTAACAGACTTTAGTGGTGTTTATAGTGCGGGTTGTGTGATTGGTAGTGGTGGCGGTGGAGGTGGCGGTGGAGGCGGCACCATAAATGATAGTTTTAAATATATTAACGTTTCTGGTCAGGATTTAATTGTAGCTAGTGGTGAGGCTACTTTAAATCTATTAGCCGGTCATGGCGTTAATATAGGCTCTGTAGCGGCTACTGACACCATTACCTTTTCTGTAAGTGGACTGGTTGCTGCAGACATTACCGACTTTGATACAGCCGTAGTAGATGCTATTGATACAGATCTAAGGGCTGGGGATAATATCGTTTTAACTTATGATGTTATTAATGATGATCTATATATTAATGCTACCGGAGTTGTAACACACAATGCGGATGGTGATGTATACATTGAAGGAGATTTAAGCGTTGTTGGCAACTTTAATGTTGCTGGATCTAGCACAATATTTAATAGTACCAATGTTAATATTGGCGACAACATTATTACTCTTAATATTGTTGATGTGGTACCTAGTGGCGGTATTCTGGTTGTTAGATCTGGTATTTTACCAACTGGTTATGCTAGCTTACTGTGGCAAGAAAATAATGGTAGATGGGAATTAAGTTCTGGTGTTTATTCTCCTATTGTATACGCAGATACAATTAATGCGACCACAATCAACGGTTTTCTAGAAGGTACAGCAGCTTGCGCAAATACTATCAATATTAGTGGTATTGATTTAGCTGGTCAGGTCAATGGCCTTCTTTTAACTAATGTCATAGACAGTGGTTGTCAAACCGTAGTGGCTGATACCAGTTTAGTTTATGATGCTAGCGGACAAGTATTATCTGCACCATATTTTAGTGGACAATTATTAGGTTATGCTAATAATGCATATACAGTAGATGCAGTTGAAACATCGCAGAACCTTAACTATAATATCGTATTGGTAGAACAACCTGGGTCTGGAGTATATCTATTTGCTGATGGTAGTGGCTTATATTACAATCCAAGCACTAACTTATTGCATGTTCCTATTATTTCTGGTGCTCCTTCATCTGCAAATATTAATGATTATATTATTCAGAACTACACCATAAAATCCTCCAAGATCGACGGAGGAACTCCATAAGGAAGTTTAGATGCCGAGGAATAATGAAATACAGTTTCGCAGAGGAACTGTAACAGAATGGAGCACCATTGATCCTATATTAGCCAGTGGTGAACCTGCATTCAATTTAACAAACTATAGTCTCAAAATAGGTGACGGCAAAAAAGAATGGTCTTTATTACCAGAAATTACTGGCAGTGGAGTTGGCGGTCCTGACATATATCTTTCTGGAGTTTCTTTTGATAATAATACTAGAAATTTAACATTTACTTGGAATTCCACACTACCAGACTTAACGGTTAATATTTCTGGAGGTAGTGGCGGCACCGCAGGAAACACCTTAACTTACCAAAACATCAACACAAACACCACACTTTCTTATAATGATCATCTGATATTTGTCGATACTAGCTCTAACAGTGTAGATATTCAGCTACCATTAGCATCTGGCTATGGAGGCACACAATTTATTTTAAAGCAAAAAACTGGGAATAATCCTATTAATATATTACCTAGCGGCAGTGAAACCATAGATGATCAGTCACAATACCAAATATTTTATAGTAAGAATTCAATCAGTGTAGTTTCTGATAATAGTAATTGGTATATTGTTTAGTGTATTAAATATCAAGCTTAAGCTTTATTTTGCAAAAAAAAGGGGTAAATTATGGCATATCGCACAATAGATGAAAATAGAGTACCATCAGGAATTGTGTTTTTTGGACCTACTGCAGCTGATCAAACATTTGAGTCGAACAGCAGTCTTATTTTTGATAGTGGCACTGAAACATTATATGTAAACAATTTAGAGGTTGCTGGCAATTTAACAGGCGCTGGTGGCGGATTTAATGTTTCTGGAGATGCAGGCACTTCTGAAGTTATATCTCACGGAGACACATTGCAAATTTTTGGAGCAAATGGGATATCTACAGCTGCTTCCGCAACGGACACCATAACTATTAGTTTGGTTGATGGTGGCGTTACAGAAGATAAGATTAGCCGTAGTGTTGGCACATATAACGCTACAGCTAGTATTACTCACGACATTGCTTTAGCGACAGCAGGAGCTGCTCCAGGCATTACTTTGACATTACCTACGGCTGCTAGCGGCTTAATGGTAGTTGTTAAAAAGGTTGATGATGGAGAAGGTGTGGTGACTGTTGTTGGAGGTGGCTCCGTTGAAGTTGATGGTTCTGTTGGAGGTAAAGGCTTATATTATCAATGGGAGACTATGACTTTCGTTAGTGATAGCACAGATTGGTATGTGATCTGATAAATTAATTTAGGAAATTTTAGGAACGTATGGCTTACTCTATAACATTACAAACCAGTGATTCTGGAGTAGATCCAGGAGAAAAGATAGGTATTATCGGATTCGCTGCCTCTAACGAGGACAGCGGATCTGATGCTACATCTATAGCCGCATCTATTCATGCTGAAGCAGAGGGTGAGTTTACTGCTGACAGCAATAAGACTTCTATAGTTTTCTCTACAGCTTCTAGCGGTACTGACGATAACACTTCACAACTCAGGATTAGTAGCTCTGGTCATTTTCTACCTATCACAGACAACACCAAGGATCTTGGCGCTTCTAATTTAAGATTTAGGAATATTTTTGGCAACTACGGCATTTTTGACAATTTAACTGTAGATGGCACTACTGTTTTATATAGTGGCTATATACCCCAAGCTAATAGGGGTATTATTTATATTACAGACAATAGCACTACAAACATTAATATTAGTGGTGGATATATTATTGGTAGTTTAGATTTATTTCTTAATGGTAGCAAATTAATATCTGGAGCCGACTTCACTGCTACAGATGGCTCTGGTGTTGCATTTTCAGATATTCCAGAAAGCGGATCAATAGTTGAGTTTTTAACTCTATTTCCAGCCTCTAACAATCAATCTGTTATTGTTGGCGGTAGCGGTCATCCAGATATCAATGCTGCTAGCTCGGTAGATAATAGCAATAATACTTTTATTCAAGATCTATTACTTGATGAATATGGCCATATAACCGGTATAGCCTCAGCGACCGCTGCTAGTGGATTTGTTACAATCGATAATTTATTTAATGTTATTGATTCAGGCATCGAAGAGGCATTAAATATTCAGATATTAGCGGGTACTAATATTCAATTAGTTTATGATTCTGGTACTGGAACAGATCCCACCGGAACATTAACTATTAATGTAACAGGAATAGTATCTTCTGTAGATGAAACAGACCCAATTTTCACAGGATCTATAGCCTACAATATTACAGCTTCTGACACTGGCAACTGGCACACAGCATACGGTTGGGGCAATCATGCAGATATAGGATATAAGACTTCTGCAACAGATATTTACATAACTGGCATATCTTTCAACACTTCTAATCGTAATCTGACATTTTCTTGGAGTTCTGGACTTAGTGACTTGAGCGTATTAATTCCGGCTTCTGGTTCTAGTGAACATCCTATTATTAATGCTGCATCTAGTAGCGATAATAGTGGACGTACTTATATTCAAGATTTATTGCTAGATGAATATGGACATGTAACCGGAATAGCAACCGCTACAGAAACTGTGACTCCTAGCGGAGGCGGTGTATTAAGTGGTAGCGGGATTAATGATAAAATTGTAGCTTCTACAGGAATTCTTGTTGTGTATAACACCGGTACAGATATTATAACAATATCTAGCGATCTTAATCATCCACCCCTTTACTATTTTCTAAATTAAATATTATGGCAAATCAAAACATAGCCAAGCTATCAACACTTTATGCACAGAATCAGACATTTTCACAAATAGATAATGACTATACTGATCTTTTAACCTGTGAATCTGGAACCAGTATCAAAATTAATAGTCTATATATTACAAACAATAATTTATGCAGTCTTCCAACATCTATTAATTTAGTTATAAACGACCTAAATAAAGAAACATATATTGTTAAAGAATTAGTGGTACCATATCAAACAGTTATAATATTAATTGACAAAGAAACTCCGATATATTTGGAAGAATACGAAACACTTAAATTAAATTCTAGTATAGGTCCTACTATAGATGCAATGATTAATTATGATGTCATGAAGGAGAAGTCTTAGGAAGATGTCTTTAGAATATCCATCATTACCATCGGGGCTAAGCGGCAGATGGAAACTATCAGAAATTCATTCTTTCATTAAAAATGGTTTGTGGCCTACCACGGCCGACTCACTTAGTAGTTGCGAGAGATGCGGAACAACTTTTGGTGGATTTGGCACTACTACATGCTTAGCAACTGGCCTTTATGATGTAGTGGTAAGTAGTGTTCCCAATCCTTCTGGAGCTTTACCACCAGATCCTATAGATTTAGAAGTTGGTCAGAACGCTTCAATAACGCCAGTTTGGCTTCACAATATGCCACTTAATTGTTATGATCCACCATCCCAGTTTTTTAAACTATGGAACGCTGATCCTTATTGTGGCACAGGAATAACGAATGTGGAATGGAATACTAGCTCTGTAGATTTAACAGTAATACCCTATCCATACCCCACTGTCCCCACAACCATCGCTCCTTCTGATAGTGGTGTCGCGTTTTCTCCAGAACCAGAGATTGGTCAAACTGAATGTCCTTTCATAAGCAATTCGGGATTCATGAATTGGGAAGTTAGATGGAGAAGGATATATGAAGATTGGACGCTAGACGAAACTATGGGTGAAGACGAGTCCAATAGACTAGGGACCTTTACCATAGCCGCAAAGAATATCAGTAATAGCGGCATAGCAAATGGTCTATCTGGATGGTCATTCTGGAACAACTTATTAGCTAATCAAACGATTAATAAAAATCGAGTTACAACGCCTACCTCGCCTTCTCCCATTAGTCATTATTTTGGGGTTTTACCCACTGGACATCCATCGTGGAATCATTTTACCATCAATTCAGCATGGGAAAGTAACATAAACGGTAGTGGGTGTTATTGGTTCCCTATTTTGCAACAAAAAATATATCATAACTTACCCGCTGTAGATAGTAAAAAATATTTGACGCTAGAAAATTTAAGTGATGAATTTTATGGTACAGATGGTACTGGAATTTATGTCGCAGGGGGATTTAACAGCTTAAGTTATGTTGAAAGAGGTCGTGTTGATATTATTCAATACTGTCCTGCGGATTGTAGTATGGAGATCGTTACTGATCAGGCAATTAGCAGTGTAGATGATTATATTTATTCATCAGAAAATGTAGGCACATATATCAATTACAGTTTAAGACACGCAAAAACTCAATTATGGTATGATGCTAGTCATAATATAAATAGCATTCCGTACGGCCAAGATCCTGATACCTACTGCAGTTGCTCTAAAGATATTTTAAATGCTAAATATACTGGTGGTACAAAAAATTGCTTGACTGATTTTCCTTTTGCAGGTAATAGTTATGAGCAGTATTATCTTGATGGAACATACGGATGCTATTTGCAGAATATAGATGCTTGTGCTATTAAAAAGGGTTTTTGGGATACAGATATTTTAGTAAATAATAGCTATGACTTTTTGGGTGATGCTGGGGCTCTTTGTGAATATGCTACTTTAGACGAAAACACCTTCAATTGCCTGGCTGATACTACAGAAAGCGGCTGTGTAGAAAATTGTGGATATTGTAGCTTACCAGTTAGTGTTGAATTATCGCTTGGATTAACAATTAATTATCCTCTTGATTATGCTGTAGATTTATACAACTCAGGCATAATGCCTACTGCTGGCGGCATGGGGGGAGACTGGTCAATATATGATGGTCCTAATTATGTTGCAACTTTAACAGAGTATGTTGCCGATCCAGGTTCTTATAGTGTCAGCTCTGCAGCTATAGCTACTGACGGCTTTCCTTTTGCTGGTTTTAGCAGCTGCGAACAATTAGAATGTGATCTTAGAAGAAATTTAGACTATTACGGTGAACAATATGTAGACATAGGATATCCTATTGTTTGGAACGCACCTGATTTTAACCAGTATGAAGGTTGTGGCCCAAGCGGTATAATGGAGCAAGTAGCATCAGCAACAGATAAAACAACCTGCGAAGCATTACAGGCTACTTATACAGCATACACTATAAATTGGACGCCGGGTGAATGTTGTGGTACTAATTTTTATGCCATTACAAATGCAGATCCAATAATACCAGAATTTTCTGCTCCTTGTTTTCAATATACAGGAGTATGTCCTATATGTTCAGAGAATATAATATTTAGTGGATATTATGAAATGAATATGCTAGATATTTGTCGTGAGCCAGATCCAACAGCTTATACGCTTAATGTAGGAGAAATAGAATATGTAACACTAGCAGATTGTGGACAGTGCACATTTGCAGGATTAAACATGTATGACATTACTGACGCTAATAGTTATGAGACAAGTCTAGATCCATCAGAATGGGGTGTTCCTATAGATATCGACAGCCCATGCGATAATCGATATGTAGATAAAGATACTTTTACGCTATATTTCCCTGCTCGCTATGGCAATAGCGCAGTTCCTGTTATTAGTGGGGTTTGGTATGACACAAGCATATACGGATCTCAAGATGTGTTTAAAATTACTACTCAAAATAGCCCAGAAGAATTAAGACTTTGGACTTGTAGATACCTAAGATTTGCCAGTAAGAACGGAACCGGATCTAGTGCTACACTAACATACAATTGGCCCTATAATGATTTATACTGGAGTTATTGTGAAGCCTCTACTGACGTTCCTATCAATCTTGTTCCTTGCTAACGAAGACATATGACAACACCAAATTTTAAAAATTCACAATTAGGCATAACAATAAGAACCGACCATCCTGCGTTTTACGTGAATGATAGCGGTATTGTATTTACTGATGGAAGTCAGCAACTAACAGCTTTTACTGGTTATACTGAGACTGATCCAGTTTTTACTAGTTCTGTCGCCTATAATATTACAGTAACGCAAACTGGGCAGTGGAGTGACGCTTACAGCTGGGGTAATCATAGCACGTTTGGTTATGCTACAACCGGTGAGTTAATTTCAATATCTGGCTATCTACAAGACCAAATCGATAATATTCCTGCAGACACCAATACTTTTGTCACTGGTATTTCTTACAACTCTAGCACTCATGAATTGACACTAACTAGAAACAACGGCTCTGTAACAGGAGTTCTTAGTAATGTCATTCATAGTGGTGATAATATTAGCTTATTGGTGAACGATGCTGGTTATATCACTGGATATATAGAGACCGATCCGATATTCACAGGATCTGTGGCTTATAATATCACATCGTTAGACACAGGTAATTGGAATGCTGCTTACGATTGGGTTGCTAACAATAGCGGAACCATATTAAGCAGCGGTGACAATGTTAGTCTTTTAGTCAATGACGCCAATTACGCTGCTAGCGGAGATAACGTCAGCCTATTCGTTAATGATGCAGGATACCTCACAGAGCATCCAGCAATCTCTGACGCAGCAACAGATTCTGATAATTCTGGCCGAACTTACATACAAGATATTTTATTAGATCAGTATGTTCATGTTACAGGACTAGCTACCGCAACAGAAACCGTCGTAGATACTAACGAATAGGCTG